CCTTAGAATTTCTCCGGGGGTTATATTTTGGGGTACCTTTGAGGGCTTAGGTTTATATTTTCCATAACTGCTGCAAGTTAACCTCCTTTCTGTTGTTGATGTACACTTATACACCCACGGAAAGTATACCCTAAGTCCTCAAAAGTACCTCACATCTCACACCAACTCACATGTATCTCAGCAGAACCCTAGAAGATATTCGCGGAAGTGCATCCAATCTGGGACTCCTTTCTCGCTTCCGGCGCTTTTTTCGCCCCAATCCGGCTACTACCGTTCAACCCGGGCGATTGGCTGCACTTCTACGAATGTCTTTTAAGGCAGATAATTGGAAAGGAGCGCCTATGAAGAAGTCTAAACAGCCAGTCCTTCCCAATACTGAGTCGTATCCAAAGGCTAGAACGCCAGAGGCAAGAGATAATCAGTTGATTGCCTTGTCATACGATCTCGTAGAGGCAAGGCTGCGAGAAGGGACTGCAACTTCTCAGGAAACTACATTCTTTCTTAAGCTAGCCGCAGAACGGGAAGAGGCAAAGCTTAAGCGAGAGATCATGGAAGAGCAGAGAAAGCTCTATCAAGCCAAGACTGAATCACTACAGTCAGCTAAGAGGATTGAAGAGCTATATTCTAATGCGATGAGGGCATTCCAGTCGTATAAGAGCTCTGCAGATAATCATGTCTAGATCCTACAGTGAATGCATTAAGTTCAAGACCATCGAAGAGCGCTACCGATATTTGCAGTTAGGTGGCGGGGTAGCAGTAGCTACATTTGGTGGCCATAGAGAGCTTAATCAGGCATTATACAAAGATCCTACTTGGAGAAAGATTCGGCGGGAGGTTCTGCTTCGGGATGATGGGTGCGATCTTGCTGTACCTGGGTACGAAATCCCTCCTGGATCGCCTGGATTCATACACCATATAAACCCGATAACCATTGAGGATATTCAGAATCGGGATCCAAAGATCTTTGATATGGAAAACTTAATATTATGTTCCTTTAACACTCACCAGGCTATACACTACGGTTCCGAAGCACTTTTGCCAAGGAATCCTATCACTCGGCAGCCCGGTGACACTTGTCCATGGAGGTGAGTAATGCACTACTACGGAACTATCAGAAGTGGCGATTTCCTTGCTCACCACGGAGTCATCGGTATGCGATGGGGAATCCGTCATGATCGGCGAGTGAAATCCACTGGCCGAGCCTATAAAGCAAAACGGAAGGCTCTTAGGAAAGACAAAACGCTTACTAGAGAGCAGCGGAAAGAGGAACGCAGTAAATCCAAGGAAGAGTGGCTAAGCGCAAGAGAGGATGCAGCTAATAGGCTGTACCCATTAAATTCAAAGGGTTTAAACCGAAAGCTGGCACGGGATTCAACTGCTAATGCGTTGGCTAAAGCTGCTATATTTGGCGATTTAGGGGCAGCAGCTTATAACTCGCAGCGAGGGCGCGGCAGGTCTAGAGTTGTAGCTACCGCAGCAGGAGGCGTGACAAGAGCTGCTATGCTCACGCCTGCTATGCCTGGGCTCTTAGGGGCTTCTATGGCATATGGCGCTTCCAATGAAGCTGCCAGACGTCGCAATGCTAGGCGTAAGAAAAAAGCCGGCATTGAATCAGCGTAAAGAAGGAGGTGATTCCCAATGGACGATAGTATTCTTAACTCAATAAAGAAACTTCTTGGGTTTGACCCCGACTATACAGCGTTTGATACAGATATCATTATCCACATTAATACCTGTTTCCGGATTCTTAACCAGATTGGTGTCGGTAAACGAGGATTCACCATTTCTGATCGCTACCCAGTTTGGGCGCAGTTTCTTGAAGTAAATACTGCTCCTTTGGACGAGGTGATCACATATGTCTACCTGCGAGTAAAGATGCTCTTTGACCCTCCGTCAAGTTCTCTTGTATCCGATGCAATCAAGACCAACATTGACGAGCTAACTTGGAGATTAAATGTAGAGGTGGATCCGGAGTGTACATTTACCTAAATCTCAATCCTGGTAATCGGATTGTCGGTGATTGTACTATCCGAGCTATAGCTCTTGCAATGGGCGAAGACTGGGAAAGTATACACGCCGACTTATCAATGGTATCGCACTATCTGTACGATATGCCATCGTCTAATGCTGTTTGGAGCGAGTACCTACTGTTGAACGGATTCACGAGGCACGTTATTCCAAACACTTGCCCCGCTTGCTACACAGTGCGGCAGTTTACCAGAGACTATCCCGTTGGGACCTACATTCTGGCTACTGGGTCGCATGTAGTGACGGTAATTGATGGAGACTATTACGATACCTGGGATTCGGGTAACGAGACTCCAATCTATTACTGGAGAAAGGAGATGTAAACAATGCCATACAATGGCTACGTTCCAACGTACTATCAGACGCTACCATTTCAACAGTCGCAGACATTTCAGTCTCAGCCCCAACAGCAATCACAGCTGCAGCAGCAACAGAGCGGCTTGCTTACAATCATGGTTTCGTCCGAGGAAGAGATGTTGAACTACCCGGTAGCTGCAGGAGTGACAGTCCTTCTGATTAGCTTTAACCTTGGAAAGTTCTGGCTCAAGTCAACTAATACCAATGGAGTTCCGCAGGTTCCGAGAGCATTTGACTTTACTGAGAAAGTTGCAATGCAGGCAAATGCACAAATGCCAGCAGGAGTTTCTCGCGAGGAGTTTACCCAGCTCTCTGATCAGGTTAAGAAACTCATTGAAGAACTCGGAGGTACGAAATGATTAATGGCAATTTCATCAACTTTATGCGGATGATCGGAGTAATGCGACAGAATCCGCAACAGGCGGTTATGGGTTTGATGCAGCAGGGATTGAATTCCGGGAGAATCAATCAGCAGCAGTATAACGCAATTGCCACTTCGCTTCAAAATGGAGCAAATCCTAACCAATTGATCCAGCAGCTACTTAACACTGGTACTGTTACGCAGCAGGATTACGAGGCGGCCAGGCAGAACGCAACTATGTTTAACAGGTAACAAGAGTTTCACTCGACATACACGTAACTTGTCAACATCTGGAAAACATCTACGGAGGGGTAGCATTATGTCTTTGGTAGACGGTAATGGTCTGTCAGCAGCTGATATCGCAGCAGTAACTGGAAACGGGAACAACAATGGTTTCGGTTTCGGAGGAGACGGAGCTTGGCTCATCCTGATCCTGCTTCTGTTTGCAGCATTTAATGGTAATAATGGTTGGGGCGGCAATAATGGCGGTCCTGGCGGTTTCTATCCGGGAGTGCAGCAGGGGTTCGATCAGCAGGCCGTAATGGGTGGCATTGGAGCGATCCAGAACACTCTGGCAACCGCAGCAGTTGGCCAGTGTAATCAGACAACCACGCTTCTGAATACACTTTCCGGTATGGCGAATCAGAACTGCTCAGACAAGTTCGATACGATTAGCACGCTTAACAATGGGCACAACGCTATCCTTCAGCAGATGGGTGCTTATGAGATGGCTCGCCAGCAGTGTTGCTGCGAGAACAAACAGTTGATCGCTGATCTCAAATACACGATGGCACAGGAAGGCGCAAATACCAGATCCGCTGTCCAGCAGACAGGCCAGATGGTAATGGACAAGCTTTGCCAGCAGGAGATCGATGCCCTGAAGACCCAGGTAAGCAACCTGCAGACGCAGCTCAACATGGCGAATCTTGCCGCATCTCAGACGGGGCAGACTGCGCAGCTGATGGCTGACAATACAGCGCAGACCATGTATCTGCGTCAGGTGCTTAACCCGACGCCGATTCCGGCTTACATTGTTCAGGCTCCGAATACCCCGGCGGCAACCGCGGCTTCTGGAACCTGAGGAGGTGATCTGAATGGAGAAAGATGTCATGAGCGTTCTCGAGAGCCTCGAAGAGAGTGTTATTCGAGAACTTAGAACTCTCAATCAGAAATCATCGCTTTCGGCAACTGAGATTAAAGCAGCTACTGATGCAATGTGCCTGCTCCTGAAGATCAAGATGTATCGCGAGGGAGGGAGCGAACTGGATATGGATGGAAACTCCTTCCGGACATGGCCAGGAACCTCATGGAATTCCATGAACTCTATGACCAGATCTCCTGTTACAGGCCGGTACGTGTCGCGCGATATGGGCTATAGCTCGCATAGCATCAATGACAAGATGATCGCCAAGCTTGAGACGGCCTATGATGATGCGCAGTCACAGTATGAGCGTGAAGAAATCCGCAAGGAAATCGATCGGCTCAGAAATAGAAGTAACTAATAGGACTCGGAGAGGGGTAGCAGAGATGCTGCCTCTCTCTTTTTATGGAGGTACATATGAATCCTGAGACGCAGATGTTAATTACAGCAATTGTATCTGCGGTAACCTCTTCTGGGGTCATGTCACTGATTATCTACCTTCTTCAGAGGCACGATAAGAAGAAAGAGCGAGAAGCCGCTAACACATCTGCGCAGAGTAGGATGCTGATCGGCTTAGGTCATGATCGCTTAATCTATCTGACAGATAGGTTTGTCCGAAGAGGTTCCATTACCCTCAAAGAGAAACGCAATCTCGAGTTCCTTTACACGCCATATAAAGACATGGGAGGAAATGGAGATTGCAAAATTGGTTACGATGCATGCCAGCAGTTACCGGTAGTCTCAGATGAGGCTGCTGAAGCTGCAGACATAGAAATCAAAAGAAAGGAGTTCATGTATGAAGCTGAGTAATAAAACTTACGACATTCTTAAGTGGATCGCTCAGATTCTTCTGCCGGCAGTTGGTACTCTGTACTTTGCCCTGTCAAAGATCTGGGGGCTGCCCTTTGCTACAGAAGTAGTGGGGACGATTGCTGCGGTTGACACATTCCTTGGTGCGCTGCTTGGGATCAGTTCCATAAATTACAAGAAGCTTGAAGACGCAGAGGTGAATTGAGCCTCTTAGTTTTTAGGAGGTGAGATTCTAATGAATGAACTTTGGGGCACCTATGCCGATATGGAATATCTAGAGCATCATGGTGTCATCGGAATGAAATGGGGAGTCCGTCGGTACCAGAATAGAGATGGATCTCTAACTGCCAAAGGGCGAAAGCACAGAAAGGCAGCTAGCGGCGGAGCCATAAATTCGATTCGGAAAGCTAAGAAGCGGCTCGGTAAAGCTGTGTCCAAGCTTAAGAAGAAGCACGAAAAGAAGGTTGAAGTTCGCTCGGAAGCCGAGAAGAAGAGAGCCATTCAGACTGGCGATCTTAAGACACTTGGCAAGTACATGGACGAGCTTACCATTGACGAGCTTCGTGAGGCTGATGCTCGCCTTAGGTTGATGCAGAACATGAATAGCAACTATGGGCAGCTGCATCCGAAGAAGAAATCCTTCTTAAAGAAGGTGGCAACTACGGCAGATACCATCGGCGATGTGGTTAATGGCGTTCAGAAGATACGTAAGGGCTTGGGCATGGACAAGGAGTCAAAGCTCAAGATTGCGCAGGCGCAAGCACTGCTTGAGAAGACTATGCGGTCGATGCCTAAGGAGCAGAACGAAGGCAAATCGGCTAAGGCAGAAGCTAAGGCACCAGCACCAGAAAAGCCTAATAAGAGAGGACCTAGCGACTTTGAGCTGTATTACACGAACGAGCCAAAGCGTGATGTCCAGAAGACGATCAGCAAACTGAAAAACGCTTACACTGGCGGCACTGAAGTGAGCGAGTCTCGATCTAATTTGTTTGGCGCTCGCGAACGATTGTTCCGAGACGAGAACCGTCATGACAATAGAACTGCTAAAGATGATGCGTATGATTTCTTTAAGGAAAAGCAAAATCAGCGACGGTATGAAGACACCTTAGGCCGGCTCGGCAATCAGTACGCAAACGAGCGTGCAACTAGCGTACGCCGTGATACTGATAGAGGCGGATGGATCAGCGAAGGCCGCTCCAGCATGAATGATGTTGGGCGCGTCACTAGAGACACCAGTGTTGATGATGCTTGGAACTACTTAAGGGAGCAGCAGCGAAAAAAGAGAAACTGATAAAGGAGTTAATTTAGATGCTTTCAAACACGGCAACCCCGATTTACTATGGGCAGTTTCGTGAGAAAGTTTTGCGTGGTGAAATTCCAGTGTGCCAAGAGATCTCGATGGAGATGAATCGGATCGATGATCTGATCGCGAACCCTGGGATCTACTATGACGATGAAGCGGTAGAAGGGTGGATTCGATTCTGTGAACACGAATTGACCCTTACCGATGGTTCACCGTTTG